AGTCTACTTCAGGATCTTTTACAATGTCATGACACTTTTCTACATAAAATGCATTACCTGCCCCGGCACTACATGCACGGACTAAACTACTTTGTAAGCGATCGCTTATATAATCCGGCCAACTACTTCCATACGTGGTTGTGGAAAAACTATCACCAATGGCAGCCAACTTTTTCATTACCACCCTGCTTGTTTTAGAATCTCTTTGGCATACTCTTGATCTGCTGAGTAGTCGTGAAACTTCTTGGACCAGGCATCGCTATCAATGTAGGGCCATATCATTGCAATCTGCGAGGAGTCTAACGTGTTTAAAAACTCTTGGCCTGACGCTGAGTTATATATCACCCAAGGTGATATTCGTCCTGTTGTTACTGCATGACATAAAACATTGCTATTGCCATAACGCAAACAATCATGTGCCGGATGTGTATGTTTTTCTTCCCAGTCAATGCTGTATTCTACTGCACGGGCCAGTGCATCTGCCACTGCTTCTACTCGTAGGTAAAACAACAAGTATTCTGTGTAGATTTTGTCACTGCACCAATTATCAATTTTCTTGTTGTTCTTTAGCAACCAGGTCATGAACTGTGCCGGATTGATAACTCGTGTGTTCACACAATAGCGGCCAAACTTTACAAATGCCCTATAGTATGGCGAGTCACAAAAGTCCTCAAAGGTCTTTAGCTTTGCTGATCCTTGTGCCATTTCGTAGAATTTGATATAGGCCTGGAATCCCAGTTGTACACCACGTTCACTTTGTTCCATACGCCTGCGCTTGGGCTCGCACATGTGTACTGCAATAGAGCTTTCTCTTGCAAACTCTTTTTTACAGAACTCGCATGTAAACTTACTTGTTGTCTCGGCCATGTGCTCTAATGTACTGATCAAGTTCTTTTTTGGTTGTTATTGCTGCCATGACATCTATCTCATCTGCTTTGTAATGTGGAAATAGTTCTGCCAGTTGTTTTTTCATTGAACCTGCACCTGCTTCTTTTTTCTTGGGCGCAATCCAGTTGTGTCTAAGTGAGCCCATACCTGGACTCACAGTTGTGGCCATTAGCCATTGCAGTTTGCGATGCTTGGATGAGCTGATGTTAAAGAAGTTTTTGTTCAGTCGTTCGTTGGTGGAAATAACATAGAACTCTTGTAGATCTCTTGAGCCTTCTACTGCCGATCCCCAACGTATCATCAGGAATGGGGCAAACTTCTTGCGTTCTTCATCTGTCAATTCGTCGTAGAAACCTCTAACCTTGTGGTCAAACATTTTCATTTCGTTGGCAATGCTTAGTTTATCAATCATGTTGATTTAGTGTTCTAATGGTGTCGTCTAAAAAGTTTCGTTGGTATAGCTGGTCATACACATGAAATCCAGTTAATACCTTTTTGCCCGAATACTTCCACAAATTAACCGTTAGCATATTAGATTCAAATTGCAACAACTCATTGGGTATGCAAAATTTGTTAAAAAAATTATCTGGAATAACAAATCCTCCCAACGAGTATGCAAAATTTATTTTTGAGTTGGTTAAAAAATGCAGTGTAGATAGTATAACATAATAAGACTGCAATGCCAACCAGTCATGAGACATCATGCCATGATACAGGCTGCGAAATTTTGGTTCTTTTCCGATTAGGTCAGCTGATGTTGATTGGCGCCACCTATTTTCGCAGGCAGATACTGTGCCTGATGGTGTAGTACAATTGATATGTTGATTAGAGTCTCGATCAAATTGAAATCTAGCAAATTCAGTGAAGCCGACCACTATTGAGTTGCACCTGTAGTGAACAGCATTTCTTACTTGGTTAGCAATAGTTATATTTGATGCGCCACCGAGACTTAGATTTATCTGATCAATTGATCTGTCATGATGATTGAGCTGACTAGTCCAATGGATATTATCTGACGGAAGAGTGAGCATAAAACTATCTCCACAAATGCCAAGTTTTTTAATCATGTGTTTTCTTTAGATTATACAGCACAAATAGTTGGTCCAGCAACTCTCGCATGGCCGTATCGTGTTCGCACATTTGTAGCACTTGATTTATTTTGCTACTATATTCTCTCATGGCAATGCTTTTGTTATCAGTCCAGCCTACCAAGCGTCGATTGACTTTGCCTATTTCTCTAGCATAGATACAATTGTCTACTCGTTCATAGATGTAAGTACCGCCTGGATCAAGACTGCCCATATTTGTAGCCATATTGATTATGTGCCCAACGTAGGAAACGTTCTAGGCCTTCTCGATCATCTGGATAGCTTTCCAGATAGATGCAACTCAATCGATTAATTATTTCAAATAGTTCAGGTTTAGTGTAGGTCATTACCAGGCCTTGTTATAGTCTACAATCTCACAGTTACGACTGATGTCTTTGACAAAATACACACACTCAGGTTCATCGCCATCGGTAATTGGCACTGCTAGCATTTGTCCGTTTTTGAGTTTGGGAGCATACCAAGACACTTCATGATACACATCTAAGATTTCAATGTCCGGGAAGCTGGGTCGAAAGCTGGTAAGAGGATTAAACTGAAATACTTTGAATCCACGATCATTGATACTAGTTAATGGCAACACTTCCAAGTCGCCAATTTCGGGTTCGCCAATCAGCACTTGCCAGTCCATGGGCATTTTGATTGTGTTGTCGCCTATGCGTAGAACCAGGGCCGGTGAATTAAAACTTTCCAAGAAGATTAGCGGAATAAAGTGATAATCAGGATCTGCTGGATTTGAGTTGTCTAAGATAGCAAACCTCATGTCATCCACCTCTTCAGGCAAATGGTCAAGGTCGTAGTGTTGATTGTCTAGTGTTAATATTCGCATAGTTGTATATTACATTATTTTGTAGTAGAAGTCAAATTTATTTGATCTTCATCCACTCTAATTTTTCTACTGAGAAAGGATAGTTGGCTTCTTTGTAGAATTGTTTGCGTTTGGTCAAGTGGCGTTTGGCAAACTTACATGTTGATGTTATGTCCCAGATCTGAACATGATCTTTATCTTCCGCTTTTCTAATGCCACGTCCAATTGACTGTATAACACGCACAAAGCTCTTGCCCGGCTCAACCAGTACCAGATTAAAAATACGGGGAATGTTGATACCAACAGCAGCCACACCATACGTGGCCACAATGATCTTACCTGTTGCATCAGCCACTTCGTCATATTCATCTTGTCTGGCTTTTGCTTTGGTAGCTCCGGACACAAACACAGCGCCATCGCCCAGGCGTTCCACCAATTGTCTGCCGCATTCTGTTCTGTCCACTAGCACAAGTGTGTTGCCTGTTTCATTGACTCTGCGCACAAGGTCTGCCATGGTATCTAATCTACCAGACTCTTCCAACAAGTATTTAAGTTCACTTTGATAGTTTGAATACTCCACGTGATCAATCAACTGCACAATGTTAACATGACACTGTGCCAGCACACCACGATCCTGTAGTTCACTTGCTGACAGTTTGCTTACAACAGGGCCAAGTCCTACCAACAAGGCTTGACTCTCAAACTTCTCTTTGGGTATGGTTCCTGTCAATCCCCATCGAATTGGCACTCTAGCCATAATGCCTGTTAACAGAGTTTTAAGTGCATCTGCTTTGGCCATGTGTACTTCATCCACAATAACACAAACCACATCTTCTATGAAGTCTTGTATGGTAAATTTTGCTGTGCCATCTTTAGAATCTTTGAGCAAGTTGTTTAGACTTTGCCAAGTGCAGATGGTGTGGGTCTTGCCATAGTCTTTCCTGTCGCCAAAGTACACACCCACATCCAAGCCCAGGTTAACATAGTCCTTTTCTGTTTGAGTTACCAAGCTCTTGTTGGGTACAATCACAATCGACCTGCCATACGGTTGCACGTTCCAACTCAAGGCCGCTGTCATGATAGTCTTGCCTGCACCTGTGGCCACTTCCTGTATGCATTGAGGATTTTGCAAGTAGTTATTGATGATCTCTACTTGGTAATCTCGTAACACAATAGGTTCTCCTTCTTGTGGATGTCCTTTAGGCCACAATGTGTCGGCAAACGTATCCTCCCGCATCTTGGCAAATTCAAATGTAGTTGAATATTCACGCTGGTCATCCACTTCAATGTCGTAGTTGTGCTGCTCCAAGATAGGAATAATTTCGGGCAACAGGTTGGTATAGGTGCTACCACCAAGTTGGAAGTAGGCAATCTTGCCATCCCACCGGCCTAGTCTCACAGCAGGCAAATACCTTGCTGCCGGATTCTCGTACTTAAAAGTATTGACCAGTTTCTTACGCACATCCAAGTCAAGTCCTTCTAGTTTGACATTGACTTCATCACGTATTTGTATTGTGCATTGTTTCATTCTATAGTTACTCTTGTTATATACTGACGCCGGGCAATTTCTGCTAGTAAGGCACTGCGAGATTCTGTTTCAACCAATTGGGCAAGTGGGAAACGCAGTGGTAGTGCTCTTGTATTATACACAGTATCTATTCCGCGGTCAAGGAAAAACCGTTGGTGTTCCTTCATGTACTTTGCCATGACAGGTACTTTAGACTCCAGGTCACGATCATAGAATGTCACATTGAAATCGGCACTGTAGTGATCAAACGGGCGGAACGCATCATCGCCAATGTATTGATCATTGTCATGTGCAAGGTCCTCTACAGTTTTACCTATCTCAGCATAGTTCAAATACACAGTGCCAAACTTGATACGCATGGTTCCGTGTTGCCGTTGTAATGTTGTGTTAAGTTGATGTGTCTTGGGCATGCCATACCAA